TTTTGTTTTAGCAGAAGCGTCACCTGGTGCTGGTTTATAAGCAGAAGAATCATCATCATCTTTCGCTGCACCCTTCTTAAAGTGTGCTGCTCTCTTTTGCTTAGTGGACTTTGCCATCTCATCACCTTCAGCATCTTTCGCAAAATACTTAGAGGGTTGAGAACCTTTTCGGTCTTTGATATCCTTATCTTGTTTTACTTCAATAATCTTATCAAGGAAATATTTCTTATCATCTGAACCAAGGATATAGTTTGTGCATCTTTCTACAACGGAATGAACATCACCTTGCATGGTTAAGAATTCATCACCCACTAGAAAAACATCTTCGGCAATATATCTTTCTCTGATATTGGTCTTCTTCAATTCAATGTGTTTACGAAAACTGGTCATCTCTTTCAATCCCATTCTTTTACGAAGGAGATTGAATACGGCTAATTTATCACCATAAGATTTTGGTAATCCATTCGCAAATGATTTGAAATCGCCTTCGATAGCCGCGGCTCTCATCTTAGATGCAGACATACCAGAGACATCATCTGCATCTGGATCGCGTTCTCCTGCAGATACAATTTGAATTCCATCTGGAAAATCATAGAAGCCGTGGCGAGCCTTTACACCATTATACTTGGTTAGTAATTTCTTAAAATCTGTAATTCTATCTGCGCCAACGACCATGGTTGCTTGTGTATATCCTTCATCATAAAGATATACAAGAGCATCTAAAGAATTTTTAATCTTATTATCAAGAATGATATTACGACCATACTTAGGAAATAACTTGCGCATTAATTGAACCTTCTCTTTATATTTGAGAGGATTCTTTTTGGGGTCAGAAGACTGAGAAGCAAAGATTCTATAATCATTGCCTATAGCAATAGAAGAGACCTTGATCAAGAGTTTTTCATGACCTGTCGTTGGCGGATTGAATCGTCCAAATGTGAATACAACCGACTTTACTTTTTCTTCTCTGAATTGTTTAAATGATTTCATTAGCGCTCCCATCCTTTTATTACATCTTTACTAAAATTGTTTGTAGAGAATTCAAGTCTATCAACCAGTTTTACTGCGCCGTTGCTTGTCTTATCGATAGCAACAAACCCTTCTGATCCTGTAACCTTGAATCCATTCTTGGTGCGAACAAATGTTTTCATCTGTTTCACCTTATCAAGTTTATTTATAATAATCAACTTGGCATCTACGATGGCATTTTGAAGTTCAAATACAAGTTCAAGGTTCTTTCTATTTTTCGATGAGAAGAAACTCATGAGTTCTTGCTCTTTCTTATCGACACCTTCTTTTCCTTTTGGAGATTTTCTTTGTGCTCTTTCCTTTTCAAATTTGGTCTTGAACCAATTAATCAGATCATTGACGTGTTTTGCAGGAGATGCTATTCTCTCTCCTTTACGAACTAGCGTATTATTAAATGTTTCGAATTGTTGTGCAAGAGATTGGTTCTTTTCAATCTGGCGAAGAGTCGATCCCGCAATCTTCTGAAATATCTTTCCAGCCTTTGTTAGAGCCTCATTGACCTCATTGGTATCTGCCGCGGTGAAAGTAGCCTTGCCACTGACATCATTATATTCAGCATCTTGAAACCAAACAGAGTCGGTCTTCTTCAACTTGGTCATATCAACCTTGAATTTGGCTTTCATATTTTCAAATGAATCACCTTCGTATGTTGTATGGAAGACCACACCAATCTTTGCTTTTGCTATCTGCTTACCGAGATTAGAATCCACAGGAACAGAATAAACAATAGTATTAGGTTGGAATGTGTAATAAGATTCTCCTTCAATAGATTCTTTAGCGATATCACCAGAGGTAAACATTATGTCACCTTGAATAACACCCTTGATTCCTAATTTCTTCAATTCATTGTATGCAATTATTAATTTATCCGCAAGATCACCTGATGTATCAGCCTTAACATCTGCTTCAGATTTATAAACCTTAGGTTCTTTATTAAAGATTCCCTTTTTAGCAACAAAGAATTGACCATCAGAAGGGTCGATCCCAGCGAAGACCGCAGGTGCGCCATCCCATTTAACAGTTACATCATGGGAATTGCTAGAATTGCCGGCGAGCATATCTCTCATCGATCTTAAAGCAAAGATGGCTTCTCTAGCTCCTTTAACACCACCATAGATCACACGGTCCTCGATGTGTGTCATATGGGTATTCTTACCAGTGGCTTCTGATAGATATTTTTTGAAAGATAACATTATGATGTAGGCTCCTTTTCAGACTTTGCTTCGTTAAATTCTTTGAATGATTTCATATACTTTTCTTCGATTGAAATTTTAAGTGGTGTCGTACCTGATTTATATAATCTATGGTAATCCATCTTTTTCACTTCGAGAATATCCCCAGCACACATCTCCTTTGGAATTTCATTATCCATTTGAAAGAACCATCCTTTACCTTCTAAGACAGTAATGGTTCTATTTTCTCTATCACGATGCCAAACGAGTTCGTCAGTTTCAATCTTGGGATCAAACTCACGATACTTGATATTATCTTTTATTTGTTCTTTATATGGTTTACTCATATTACCAGAAAAAATTTCCGCCTCCTTTTAGACCAAGTTCGGATGCATATCGTGGAAGATTGCAACTCCAGTAACCTGCTTTTGTTTTATCTTTCTTTGCTGCACAGTTGTGTCGAGCAGCAAATGATTTTCTTGCCTCAGGGTCATCAATCTTAGCCTTGAGACCAGATGTATCACCAAACTGAACCTTTATTACGTTACCCTTATCGTTCTTTACATAGACATAAAATTTCTTTTTGCCACCTCTTTTAGGTTTATTCAATTCAACCTCTGTGCCTTGATATTCTGCTTCATCAATGAATGGGTGATCAAGTGGAACTTGTTCACCTTCGTAAAGACCAAATTTACCAATATCTGTTGATAATAGATATTCATCAAACTCACTCAAGGGTTTGTATGTCTCTTGTAGTTGTCTAGCATGTTCAAATAACTTATAATAGTTATCTGAGTGCGGACGAAAGATATTATGAGCCAATGGAATTTGGTTCTCTCTGTGAAATCTAAATGCTGCTTCTAATTGACTCATTATTATTTTAAGAATTTGATAAATTTATCGTAAGGTATCTTTTTAGTTCCTTCAAAATTGAAAGAGAATCTGCCCGATGCGTTTGTGCCTGTGCGGAATGCCGTGTAGTAAATTTTATTCTCTTCAATATCACTAACAACATATAAATCAATATTTAGATATTTTTTATCCTGTGTATTGAGTCGGATACCCGAGATAGGAAATTGAACATCTTTCAATTTAGCCTTTTTCTTTTCAACATAATCTTCGGCTGATCCAAGGTATTCATACGATTTACCACTTGATTTTCCATATACTTTATATAATGGAAGAGATGTTTTGCCAAAGAAAACCTCTTTGTGCATATCAATCACGGAATTCAATATCTCATCTGTGTTTGTTGTGCCGATGATCGATTCGACCGAGGACAATGAATAAGAATTTGATAGTAATTTAGAAACGATATCAATATTGATCTCTTTCGATGATTTGAAATTTGTTATCTCCGTGCCAGTCTTATGAATAAGATAGTCTTTTGTATCATATAGTTTTACAACACCATTTCTCTTCTTTTGAACTTCTTTGACTAATTTATTTGCATCAGAAATCTTGATCTTCTCAAGTTTACTATTAAGATTTCCTACATCTTTCTTTTCAATCAGAAATTTATCACCATCGATATATTGTTCAAGCAAGAACATATCTCTCTTATCCAGACCGAATAGTTTCTGATATCTACCGAATACAGATTTCTTTTCTGATTTTGCTGCTTTCTTAAACTTGCCAGTTATCTTAGCCGCAAAGTTTCGTAAGGCCGATGCTACCTTTGAATATAAACCTTTTAACTTTTCAGCCGCTGTCTTAAAAATATCAAATACTCCTTCATTCATCTGTAAAGATTCACTAACAATATCTGTGAAATAATCATCGTATGATGGTAATTTATATTTCTGAATGATATATGCTGTTACCTTACCTAACTGAGCCTTGTCTGCGGATTTCTTTAATGAAACTTGAATCAGATTAATTTTACTCTTTTCTCCAGTAATAATACCCTTTTTATCAAAGGTGAATGTATCTGTTTTCATCGCCTCAATTGTTTTATTCGCATCGGCGGATGAGATGATCATATCTGCTGTATTAGCCTTAACACCTGTTATCGCAACATTGTCATTCTGTTCTTCAGCCGCATAATAATCATTGATCCTACCGTGAATAATATTTGCCTTGAATTTTACAAGAGGCATAAAGTCTGACATTCCAGCTATAAGACCAATCATCTCAGCAAAATTCTTTGATGTCATTGTGTCGAGCTTGGAAATAAGAGTTGATTTACCCTTTGAATCCCAGTCTTGTCCATTCCCCAAGATGCTTTTTATATTATCAATAACCTTTTGACGATTGTCTGCATCTGCTTCGACATCTTTATAATATACACCGATCGCTTGAACAGTCTCAAGTGTAGGAGTATCTTTGCCCCAATTAATATCCGAACCCAATTTCAAGCCATTGAAATAATTATCAACTGCTTTTTCATACCAAGCAAATGAACCTACTGATTTTCCATCTGGCGCATCAAGAATCTCAAATGCAGCTCTGAGTGGTTTTGTATTATCTCCAAAAATTAGAGCATCACTTGGTATCTTAGTGGCATCTAATTTACTGAAGACTGGATTTGGTGGCAATTTTAATTGATCGCCTACCTTATTCTCAAAGGCTGATATTTTATCAGTCTTGAGAGTAAAAAGTGAACCTGGACCATATTTGCCAGCGCTCACGGTTGCTTCGTTGATTATATCTGAAAGTTCTTTGTAATCTTTAAATGATAGCATAGTTCCCATAAAATTAAAATGAATGTCTACATCTATTTATAAGATTTCCACTCTTCATATAATTTTTTAGAACGTTTCCATGGTTCTTTTTCCCAAGGTTCTTGCTTAGATTTCCAAGGAATCATTTTACCTTTCCATCGACTGAAACCTGAGGCTCGGGCTAAATCGACTAATTCACCCCTTGCATATTGTTTTACATGAATCATCTCATGCGCAAGGGTGTCAAAAATCAGATCATGTTCGACCGAGGAATCCATTCTTATTGTGAATACCCGAGGTCTGTGATTTCTATCTTCCCAAATACAATCACCATATAGACCTTCTTTTTCTTTCAGTCCTCTTTTTAAGATGATATTGATCTCAATGTTTCTTATTCGTGGTAATAATTTCTTCAAGAAAAAGAAAGCAGCATCTTCTACCTCTTCTCTCAATTTCTTTCCCCCACCAGTAGCCTCTATATCAATCATTATGGTATTATATTCTGAATCTAATAAGATGTCAATATTATATTTTGAACGATGAGTAGTCTGAGTCTGATTGTTGAGACGGATTCTCATTAGAGAGTGTCTGTGCAGAATCCTCAACATCATATAATCTCATCTTTGCCCGATCAATTCCAACGATGAACCTCTTGTTCTGGGTTGGATCATTATATCTGTTCTTTAGTTGTTTAACCATCAATTGGTTCATACCCTCAAGTTGCTCGGTTGAAATCAGAGCCAACATCAAATCGGCTGTTGCAGGAAGTCCAAAAGATTCAGATGTATCTGTGATCTCAACATCTGTATTTCCAAATCCTGTACGAGTAACCTGTGTTGCAGACCAGATTGGAACATTGAATTCTACGGCAAGACCACGAAGTTCCTCTGCGATTGCTTTGATATAAGAATATGTATTGATCGAACCACCCAGTCCTTTCATACGAGAAGAAGCAGCGATATTTAGATAATCAATGAAGATCACATCGGGCTTGAAGTCTTTCTTTAGTTTCAATTCATCTAGGAGTGCACGGAAATGACCCGTGTGTGCCGATGCAGTAGGATATTCTTTGATAATCAATTTGCCATTAGTCTTTGATTGAATCTTTTGCACCTTCTTATCAAAGGTTTGTTTAGGCATATTCTCAATATCTTTGATATCGATATCGAAAAGATTCGCATCAATTCTCTCGGCGATCTTTTCTTCTGCCATCTCAAGAGTGATGTAGAGAACATTCTGACCTTGGCTAAGAGCGGCAGAGGCAAAATGGCACATAGCCAAAGATTTACCCACACCTGTTCCAGCCAAGATGATATTCAATGTTTTTCTACTAACCCCACCCTTTGTAATCTCATTGAATTTTTCAAGATCAAAAGCAAACTTATCTTCTTTCAGATGATAGAAATCATATCTTTCTTCTGCATTTTCAATATAGTCGTGTCCAACATTTGAATCAAATGAAACACCTAGGGCATCGGAGAGAATCTCGGGTATGGCACCTTCACTTTTATCCTTTGATTTACCATCAATGATTTGGATTGATTCCATTATAGCGAGGTATACGGAACGATCCTTGCACCATTTCTCTGTAGAATCAATCAGCCAGTCTTCATCAACTTCATCTTTTTCTTCTAGACTCTTAATGAGAGAAACAACCTCATTCGCATCCCTTCTTGTTACATCTTCTGATTGCTGAAATTCAATCTCAAGTGCAGCAGGATTTGGAAGTTTATTGTAAGAACCAATGAATGATAATATCAGTTTATATACGGGAACATATTCATCTTCAAAGTAAGAGACCTTAATATGTGGTAATGCTTTTCGTGTGAATTGTTCATTATGTAATAAATTACTGAGTATTATTTTCTGTAGGTTCTTCGCCATATTTTTCTTCGTCTTCTTTATCTAAAACTGATACCAATATACCTCCCATCAAATCATTGAACCTGATAGAATCTTCCAATTCCTTTATACTATACTTTTCATTCCCTTTGTCAATCTGATAATTGAAATTTAATGTAGCATTATCTGCTTCAACATCTTCTTCAATTTTTACTTCACCATAGTAATAGACTACACCTTCGTATTCACCTTCGGTGATTTGAAATCCATAGTATTCGACATCTTGCTTCTCAACAAGTTTGTATGTGGGTAGATTATCCTTCATCTTCTTCAATACTTGTTGATTCATCTGGTGCAATCATTTCCATTGTTCCAACCTTGAATTTCTTTTCGATGTATTCCTTGAAGTCTGTTTCTTCAAAAATAGTGTCCCAGAATTCTTTCTTGAGTGTATCTTTCATTCGAACATTGCCAGAGAGTTCTTCATCTGTCGATGGGTTCTTTGCCTGATACCAACCATTCTTTGGCTTAATAACATATCCGCCATCAAGGGCGACCTCTGTAAGACCTGAATATTTCTCAATTCCACCTTCCCAAGTAACCGAGATAGGAATCTTTGACTTCTCTTTCACAAACCTTGATTTCTCAATGTTGATAACAAAGTTGTAGCCCGTCACTTCTGTTCCAGTCTTTTCTTGTCGGCGACCAACGATCCAAACATTATCAGCAGAATACATCACACCTGTTCCACCCGATACCACAGCCTTTGAGAACATTTCTTGAGTCTGATAGGTATGATTGATAGCCAATAGTGGGATATCATTAAGAGTGAGTTTTGGTGTAATCATTCGAAATAAACCCTTGAGAGCCTTAGCACGAGTCATATCTGCAACAGACTTCATATTCTCGGCATCTTCAACTTCTTTCTTCGATGCAATATTACCAATCGAATCAATGACTACAATGACCTTATCTTTACGTTCAATTTCATTCAATTGATGAACCAAATCAAACTTTAGTTCTTCGATATTTGTGACAGGTGTATGTAGAACACGTGACGTATCGATTCCAAAAGATTCGAAGTAAGCTTGAGGCGAGCCAAATTCTGAATCATAAAACATGAGAACAGAATCTTTATGTTCTTTCAGATATGCACCTGCCATAAGCAGAGCGAATGATGTTTTGAAGTGCTTTGATGGACCAGCCAAAACTGTGAGACCAGATGCTAGACCGCCATCAAGCGAACCAGAGAGTGCCGTATTAATCATCGGCACTGGTGTTTTTGTCAGTTCTTTTTCTCCAAAGAGTTTTGATTCTGACAATATTGATACTCCCGCAGAACGGGAAGATTTCTTTAATTTATCTAATAGTGACATAGTGTATATAATATATTATTGATCGTAGATGTCAATAACTTTGTTTTAGTAATTCGACTTTGATCAAGTCTTCTTTTAAATGTTCTTTCAGAACTTGAATATAGTGTTCGGCATCCATCTTTTCCATATCGACTGATATTTTTGGTTTTAAGATTTTGCCATCTACTCGTCTTGTGTATTTTACTCTCATTTACTCTTTCACAAAGAAACCATTTACCATCTTTCCCTTCCTAACCTTGATCACGTCATAAGCTGCCTCAAGACATTCTGTTGATGTTAAATCGCATAACTTTGAGAGAATGATAATTGTTACTAACATATCACCGATTCCATCTTTAATCTCCACATCATCTTTCTCAACAAGAGCGATTAGAGTCTCTGTCAATTCTTCTTGTGTTTTACCAATCTGTTTGATTGGATTCGACTTTTCAAGTATTCCTTTTTCATCTGCCCATTCAATGACGAGTTTTTCTAGTTCTGTATAGTTCATAATGTTATTGTGTTATTGTGTTAAGAAAATGCCTAAGCACACCGTAGCGAGCGCACACAGTGTGATGATACCTAAAATCATAGCCATTCCAATGGCGAATAGTTTATCATATTTATCCATGTTTTTTCCAAATTTTATATTCAGTATCGAGGTTAGAAGAGAGGGTCATAATTCTATTGTATGGCTTATACAAATACCAGGCTAGAAAATCATAACGAAGAAACAAACGAGCGATGATGTCTCCAATATAATAAAGTATAAGTGATAGTATTGTTTTCATTCCTATTATATTATATATTTGATTATTATCACTGTTGTTAGTATCACCATCATAATGCCAATAAACATCAGTATCTTAAAAGAATCTTCCACTTGTTTTTCATTTTTCATAATTATTCTTGTGGTGGTTTTTGAGTAAAGAATGGTGAAACCGCCTGCATAAGTTCTGTTATATCTTTATTGAATTTAGCAGTGAGTTCATCAGTTTTCTCATCTGATTCTTTAAGTACATTGATGGTGCCTAGCATTGCAAAGCACTTCTCTTGTAGGTTATCAATTACATTATTCATAATTTATCGGGGCAACGTAGCTACTATTTCTTTTTCTGTGTAACCTTCATCAATAAGAAGAGTGATCACATCTTTGATATCTACATATCCATAAACATCATCGCCGTCATCTGCAAGTTCAGGTATCTTTTGAAAATTACCGTTGATCAGATAAGCAACTTCTACACAAGTATAAGGGCCATGATCATGTTTTGGGTGACAATAATGGCACGAAGATGCTTGAATTGAAAGTTTACCATCACGAAATTTTACAGATGGATTGTGTGGAAAGGAATTTAAATATTGTTTTTCTATATCTTCAGCGTTCATATGTTATATAATATCAGGTTATAGTGTTCTGTCAATCATTATGACGGGTTCGCAAAGTTCTTAGATTTGAAATCAATTATCTTTTTTCGAAGCCATCTTGCTTTTACAGCACGAGGATCATTGTCGCACGCTGGCATCATCCGTTTGAATGTCTCCCAGCTAGGTTTTGGCGAATCTAAATCCGTCCACAATTTCATTCTTAGTTTATTATCCATAATCAAACTTTTAGTTTTCTTCCTGTGATGGCATCACCTTTAGTGAGACCATTTGATTTAAAGAATTTATTAGATGTATCGATATCATAGACTTCTACCCGTCCTAATATACTACATGCTTTTTTCAAGATTCTAGAGCCGATTCCTTTTCTTCGTTGGCGAATTGGAACATAGCATTGAAACATCTTTATTCCCTCATCTTTGTATGCTAGACCCCATCCAGTCCATTTCTCACCATTGTGAGCCATGATCAGATACCCGCGGTCTTCTTTCAAACATCTTTTCAGTTCAGTCAATATTAGACCTCCGTGGGCATGATCATCAGCCTGTCGATAAACATTAAAATTATTTTTGGAGCACCATCGAATCACTTCGGGTTCGGGCCAAACTTCGGATAAGTCGTAAGTTACAATATATGTGGGCATAATTTTATTTGGCGTAATCTACCATCTCATCGCCACACCAGATAATCCATTCATCTGCGCCTTGAACAAATTCATAGGCTTGGCGAAGACCTGAACGATCTTTGGTGAAATCTTGAACCTCTTCCGAAATCTCACCGTGAGAATTGAAGCGGCAGGTTGTTGCAGTATAGATAATTTTCATAATCAATCTATAAAACCTCCTTAACATCGTTGAGGGCGATCTTGTAGAATCCGACCCCTAGAACTGCACAATTAATCCACTGCTTTCCAGAGGAATAGTCCTGCATCCAGCAGAGTTGATTCCGACTGACAGTATCTCCAATCTTGAGATGCTCGTTGATATTTCGGGTAATAATGAATTTTCTCATAATCATATAACTATTATATCAGGTTTTAATAATTTGTAAAGGCTTTTATGTCTCTGACCATCAATGGGTTATGATATCGAATCATAGGAAACCTCAAAAGTCATAATCCGTTGATTGTCAAGGGGTTATATTTGTATTTCTAAATTGTTTTGAAGTTCAGAAGGGGATTCGAAAGTGTAGGTTTCTTCCTTTTCTTCAATCTCGTAATTAGCAGTGGCAAGTTCATAAGCCTCAGTTGTGAGTCGCTCCCATTCATCTGCACTCTCATCTTGCCAGTTGGTCCAGCGAGGGCGAATACCATTCGCAGATTTATAAGCATCGTTATATTCTTCCCAAGCCTTGGTTTGATCCCATTCGGCAGGGGTTAAGCATCGCTCACCCTTGGTGTAGTGTTCGCAATAAAAGAGAATATCCGACTCATCATAGTCGGCATAACCACGAAACTCTCCATTAGGAGCAGCTTCTGCCCAAGCCTTAGACTTGGCACAGATGGAATTAACGTGGTCGATGAGTTCTTTAGTGAGGGTAATATTCATAATCAATCTTATATGTATATTATATCAGATTTTATGAATTTGTACAGGATTAAAACCTGTTGATACTCAACGATTTACGTCATTCTTTATCAGAATGCCTCAAAATGCACAACTTATTGATTATCAATGATTTAGATACTTTTCAATGAAAAATCGATAGCACGGGCGGCTTCAAGGTTCAGAGGTCGATTCTTATACCATCCTCCGGTATCATTGTCGATCTCTTTGCAGAGTTTCGAGACCTCTTCGGGTGTAATCGGATACTGTGCTCTCATTGCTTTAGATGAAATAGATACCATGATTTGAAACATCTTATGATACCAACCAGAGTCTGATATATTCCTGTATTCAAGAACTAGTTGTTTATTAACAAATGGACAATCACGATAAGAAGCCCAAGTGAAATTTGAGTTTGTCAATTTGGTTTTCTTATATTCGGCAATCTTTTCACGAATTGCGGATGGCATCTTATCTTCGAATGAATTTCTAAATCCACCCACAAACTCATGTCTTTCCATCAATTCATTGGGATTGATTCTATCTGCTTTATTTGTAAATATGAAATTATGCGCATTAGGATATTTTGCAGGAACATAATACATTCTACTCACATCTTTTGTCTGAGCATCTCCGACCGAACCGAACTCGTGATTCAGAGCATACCAAAAGTGTCGCAACTTATCTGCTGGAACAGATTCCGTCAATGGGAGAACCATACGAAACTTTGGCTTCTCTTTTGTAGAAGATGCAGATGAATAACAAATGAAATAGTTCTTCTTGAATTTCTCAATCGTTTCTTCAAAGGTACCTTCGTAGTCATCAACATCTAGAGCAGCCCAGCCATTCCATTGTATGACATTAGCATTTGATCTTGTTGTGTCTTTATGGAATGTTGAAGGTGTGATCAATGCTGAGCCTGGCTTTCTTTCACCCTTCTTTGGTTTGTAACCGGGTTGGCTACTCAATTCATAAAGCAACTTTTCAAAAGACTCAAGAGTATCGAACTTCATCGTTCGATGTGTCTTATTATCAAATATGTTTTTGAATATGGTGAGAGAAAACATTATTCAAAGAATTCATCCAGACCTTGCTGTGGCTTTTTGTATTTGATTTTTACTCTAGGTCTTAGAGAAGAACTGGCCTTACGCACAAAATGTTTGATGCCAATCTTCTTACCGAATTCAATCATAGAATTTTCATCTGGAAATCTAACTATTACCGTTCTCATACTTCACCCTCCTCAAAGTAACGATGGTCTACATCTTTGCCGTATGGGAAATCTGGATACCATATTGCTTTTGTTTTATCTTTTATTTCTAAATTAGTCTTTTCTATAAAATCCTGCAAATCTTCATCTGTTTCAAAACTGAATTCGGCAGTCGAATGAGCATAATCTTGATGTGAATATTCAGGCATACCCCACCATCCATGAAATGTGTTTTCGATGCCTTCTGATCTATCAAAGATATTATTCTCTGTGTCATTTGTATTTCTTACACTCTTTTTCATACCCAATATTTTTCTATTTCGATTGTTTCTTCTGGTGTTGGCTTTCTGTATTCCATACCATAATTATTATTACCCATAACTGGCACAATATGATCTTTGTAAACTGGCTTCTGATTGAATGAAGAGTAGTCCACTTGATGGTGCCATCGATTGAATTTCTTTGTGATGGTCGTTACATCTGGATGCTGATCTCGAAGAGATTTCGCAAACTCATATCGGTCATCATATTCTTTGTCATCAGAGTTGAAATTATAAACCTCTTCAGTATTACCACCCTTCATAGAAAGTGTCGTAATTTTCCCACACAAGAAAGCATTGAATAACATTGTACAGTGTTTATCTTTCAAGATTCGTAATGATAGATCGGTATCTTCATTATATCGACCTCTCCATCTATAGTCAATATCATTAGATAGAAGAATGCAACTGTAGATGCGAGAATTGAGATAATAGGGCTTTTTATAAAGCATGGCTTCAGATGGGACAACAAAGTATGTATAATTCATACCAGCCATCTTAACATTCTTATATCGATCAACAAAATCCTCTGCTGCCGCAAATGTAGCACCAGTATTTACCCTGCGCCTACGATTCTTATTGAATCGAAAGAATTCACGAATATTATCATCTAGAATCCAATGTCGTTCATGTCCTTCTTTGATTGAATGTTCCCAAACAAAATTACGAGCTGGAATTGAGCCACCAAGTAGTCCAGTAACTTCACATCTCTTTGCATATTTAGGATTGTCTCTGAAATCTGTTGGTAAGGTCAATATCTTTTCAGCAGGAATATTTTTATTGTAATCAGCGAATTCTGATTCTTCAATAACAACACGGTATGGAACATTCATCATATCAAGAGCCCTTGATGTGAATCGAGTATCTGCTCTTCCCTTAGAAATTATATAAATTGGATAGCGTGGATTGTAATTAGACATGGTATTATATTATATTATATTCTGAATTATGTCAATATTATTTGAAGTGGTTCTCTAATGAGTTGATTTGGGAATCTTTATATGCTTGATTCCAACGGATTGATCGCTTGCCGTAGTTACGAAAGCCTCCTGGCACCCTCTTACCATTTTCATCATACAGAATCTTGAAGTATTTAGGGTATAGTGATTGAATGAATTTGTGATCATTATGAACCCGGTCAAATGCAAGGTTGTCCCAGATTGCGGATTCCTCTTTGGGGCTAGCAATACTTTGATTGCCAAACAAGAATTCTCCACTACGCCTAGTTTTATATCCGCGAGTGAGTAATCCTAATAGAAGTAAATCATCTTGTGCTGTACGAACTTTAGTAAGTTGCATATCATCTAGATCATCCGCAAAGTGTGTTCCATTGAACCAGTATGTATTACATACAGAACTATTATCATTGTAATGTTTTGTATTTGGCGGTGTAGAGGATAAACCACACCCACACACAGTAAAACCTTCATCCAACCAATTCTGCATGACATCAAACATTTCTCTAACATCATCTTCATTACATTTTCTTGATGACTTCTCCATGTTAGAATTTCCAGTCCAATACTTTGCATTACGTCTAACAAAGAACATATCATCATCGAACATACAGTATTGCATATTCTTCCCTGCTTCGTAAATGAATCGGCGGGTGTTTGATAATGGATTCTTACTATCCAATGTAATTTCTTTAGGAAGAACCAAATACTCGGCATCGTATTCATACTGGTCTCTCTCCCATTCTTGAACTACAAATACTACCTTAGATTGTAACTCTTTTGGAAGACAGTTATAAGTGATCTGCCGATCTACTCGACATACAGTTGGTATGAATATTTTCTCAATCATATTAGCAAAAGAAATCTTGTAGAGAAACTACTTTCTCATCAGTCCAGTTCAGTGTTTTTAGTATCATGTTAATAGGCTCAATGAATGTTTTTTGGAATTGTAATTCATAGTCAATATACTTTTCCAATTTCAATTCATGTGGAAAGGCATCTTTGAAGCCAAAGATATTCTCACGGATTGGATTTGGTGTCAGCATATAGATGTATTTCATATTGTCTCCATTATATACGAGTTCGTAATTATTGTCAATGCCGTTCTTCTTTACATGGTGATTGAAAAGAAGAGAAGCCCTCACATGCATTGGTGTTCCTTTGTCATATATTGATTCACGATTCCGCCACTTGTTCACATCGGAAACTTTACGTGGAGATGCGATTTCTTCTGGTCTTGAATTTAGGAAATGCTCTTTGAAAAGTGCGATAGCCTCTTGAGTCTTTTCCTCACTACCAGTCATAATCACCTTGAAGATTTCTTTCATCGCCGTGCGATTCATTTGAGGTGTAGAAGATTTGATTGCTTCGATACCCATCATCTTGATCTTAGGCTCTGCGTATTGCACACCTTCATTGTTGTGGACATTGAGAATGTATCTTTTCTTTGCTGTCCAAATGCCACGATCAGCAATGGCTTCTCTTTTCATAACCATGCGGTTTGTAAATGCATTAGACATATCTGCAAATCTTTCGAAGGCTCGATTCAATGCTGGCTCAATCACACGATCGCCAAATTCATCAAGGAACTTCACAGGATTCTTTGGCTTGAATTTATCGATAACATCTTGTGCAGTAATATACACGGAGTCAGTATCAATAGCAATGACACGATCCTTGGTCTTATCTTCGCCAAGGAATTTCTTTATCTCTTCATTAACCGCTTTCTCTGCCCATTGAATGACACACTGTCCGGTCAGAGTAACACCTTCAGCAACCTGTGGATCATAGTATCGAAAATACTTGTTTGCCATGGCACCATAAAGAGAGTTGAGAAGAATCTTTACAGCAGTCTGCTGTGTCTCATTTCTCATCACCTGGCTCACAAGAGATTTGTTCTTGGGGTCTTTCTCTAATTGTTTCTTTCCTTCAATCATTCTATCCTTGATCTCGACACGCATTGAGTAAAGTTCTTCAACGATCTCTGGAATGATTCCTTTCTTATCTCTTCGATACACCGAACCATTACCTGCTCGACATAAATCGATATCTGTTGGGAAAGATTCTTCTTTCAAGATTCTGTTGGGAAAAACATTGTCCACATGAGAGTGTGGCACCAATGTCTCGGGCGACATATTGTTTTGGATAATGATGTTTGGATATAGGGAGTTAAGGTCGAAAGACATCACCCATTCACTCATTCCTTTTCTCACCTCTTTCACATAGCCGCCGGCAATGGCTCTTTCTTTTCCTCGATGTCCTTCCATCTTACCATTCGACCATTCGAAGTTTACCACATCAGCACCATAGATAGGATAGTCAGATGGGTTGAGTTTTAGTAAGGTTGGAACCGTCCTTGATCTCATTAGTCTGCGATAAATGATTGTATCCCATATGCCAACCGTTCCAAGAGTTTGTGCATAATTTACACCACCAAGATAAGCCGTGGTCATCACCAGATTAATCAGACCAAGTTTCTCTTCGAGTCTTTCGATCAATTCGACATCCTTGATGTTGTAATCGACATACTTTTGAAAATCTGCATCGTACAAATCTCTCAAGGAACCAATCTCGCTATAATCAAGTTTTCGGTCATTCAGAACCACATGCGCGATATGATCCAGTTTGTATGATTCTTGTGTTCCATAAGCATACGCAAACTTTTTGAAAAGAGCCATGTAGTCAAGGTTTGGAATACCAACGATGTTCAATGTCTTTTGTTCTCTATCGAACACCTTGACAGAATTTTCATTCACTTGTCCCCAAGGCGAGAATTTTTTCATTACACTATCTCCAAGTATCTTTTGAACACGAGACAGAAGATAAGGCACATCAAAGAATTCAGTATTCCAACCCGTAATCACATCGGGTGTATTCTCTGGATCAGACCAGTAGTCAATGAAGTCAAGTAACATACCTTCTTCATTGTCGAATTGTTTGTATTCTGTTTTTAGACCGAGTTCAGATTCTTCGGCATCATAAGGTTTCATACCCCAAACCCGATAGAAATCTTCCTTAGATGATTTGTATGCAACAGTTAAGATTTGGTTTGTTGGATTGTCCGAATCTGGAAAACCATCACCATATTCAGTCTCGATATCAAAACTACCAATATTAACGAATTCTTTATTGAAACGAATTGCGCCAGGAAACTGAGTCTGAATGAAAGATGTTATGTGATTGGAATTACCAAAGAGTCGGTAATCTCTAACACCAGAATACATCTTCTCATATTCGCCAGCCTGTTTGATATCTGGAAATGTCATTGGAGCCAACTTCGTACCATCGAGGCTCTTATGTGTTGAATTGCCGTCTTTGGCTTCGGCATAGTATGTTGGCTTGAACTTGATCTTTTGTTGAATTCTTTTCCCAAAATCATCGTAGCCGCGATACATAATAAAGTTACCTCTTTTCGAGATAGATGTATAAAACCCTGAAATCATGTATATGATTATATCAAATTATAGAAGTTTGTAAAGCCTGAAATGAAAGAAAGAAACCCCTTATCAAATAATGACAAGGGGTTTCTGCATTTAATACTATCCGTTGCTCACGAACTCATTGAGTTCTCGGGCTTTGATGATTATATCTTTCTCACTAGGAAATGGCACAGGCTCATAAGGAGCTGGAAGCTCTGATTCAGTTTCCATTGCACGTTGCATTTTCATATTATAGTGATCTTGTAATGCAAAATTCTTCGCATTCCATGCTTCATATAGTAAATCCTTTGCCATTTGAAGAATTTCAAGGCGGATTTCGTATGGGTTTTTATCGCTCATTGTGTGTTTGTGTTTGTATTATGAAATGATGGGGTGAGATAAGCCCACCCCATCGTTGTTTATTTAGACAAAGACTTGTAGGTCACTCATCAATTTCACTGCTTCTTGTGGTTCACAATCGGAACCGGTGAAGAAGAATACATAGGCTGCATAGAGCACTGCTGCTCCGATGACCCATTTAATGATTGTTGTTTTTTTCATATTATATTTTTTATTTTTGACATAGATATTCACTACATCTTTGTTTGTTTGTTTTATTCAGATAGAAACTCTGGATCGGAAGACCCTTCACGAGTATTGTTTATCTTGAATGATTTTGGTTTCTTCTCTTCTGGAATATTCTTCTCAAGAAAAACTGAGAGAATACCATCAATGAGAGCAACCTCTTTCACTTCGATGTATTCACCGAGTGTGAAAGCTTTCTTGAACTTGCGTGTTGCGATGCCTTTATGAATATATTCTTTATCACCATTTAGATCAACATCCTTAGATGCGATGGTAAGAACATTTTCCTCTTGTTCAACGGTTAAATCTTTTTCGTTGAATCCAGCAACTGCGATAGCAATTTCAAATCGGTCATCATCATGCTTCACCACATTGTGGGGCGGATAACCAGATTGTTTTTCATTTAATTTTTCGAGTCTATTAAACATAGAATCGAAACCGATAGTCCAGGTTTGACCTGGCCATGTATTTGTATTAGTCATTTATTTTCCTCCATTAGGCAGGTTATGTGTTGTGAGACCCTTACGGCATCTCGTTCAAGATCACGTCGTGTGACCTTGAAAGTTATTTATACGGATTTTGTATTACCAATTGAATATTTTGTTTCCAATGTCCATTCGGCTTTATCCTTATGTGAAATTATTTTGATACTTCTTATTGGCGCTACATTTGTTGTTTGATTTTCATTTACAATATTTAATAATCCCCAATCACTCAGTAGGGTTACAATTGTATTTCTTCTACCTTGATCATTGACTGAAAAGTTAGAAGGTTTACCATCAAGCATGAATAATTCCTTAAAATGTACAATGAAGTATCGCCCTTGTTTATGTAAGATATGGCAACTCTGAAATAGAGTATTGTGGTTCTTCTTAGAGGAAATACCTATGCGGGTAAGTGTTTCCTTTATCTTTAAGAAATCATCGGGTTCAGACAGTAAGACCTCGACCATATCATTAGGCGACCATTCTATAATTGTATCATCATTCATAGGTCTATTTATAACTTTTAGTTTTTTCGGGTAATCGTATCAAGTTCTTCATTAATTTCAAGGTGTTTTCCTGTGGTTGGATCGATGAGATAACGAAGTTTTTTGAATTCCATTCCAGTAAAGTGCTTGGGTGCCTCATATTGAATAGTAGAGAAATTACTTTCGGCAGAAATACACCAGGGAATATATTCTTGTAATTTTGGGAATCTATTATTATTCAGATAATAATCAATGGCACTTGTTACTACATCTGATTCCATGTGCTCAATTATTTCATCTACCCCAGGTGTTACTATGTAACCATGGGTTCCGCAGAATTTATGATTTGATCTGAGTCTACCCAAACCCTTTCTAAGATATTCGATTTTATCTATGTCCTTTATTGAATCTATGTAGCCCGGCGCCCCGAGGTTTACTATCTGTTTTACTCTCTTTATAAGATGGGCTGGAAATACATTTTCAACTATTGCATCATGTTCTAATATAAGAAAAGGTTCATTCTTTTCTACACACTTCTTCCATAATAGAAAATGAGAAGCCCAACAAGCCAGAGCAGCAGGATTGTGATCTTTAATCCAACCTTGCATTTCGATTCCGTGCTTATTGAATATTTGTAAAGGATTGTCTTTTGGTTTTACAGCATTGAATATACTGACATCATATCCATGTTCCCTAGCACTGGCGATGGTCTTTTGTGCTGATTGTTCCGATTCTTTGATTCCTTTTAATGTTATGACAAATGCTTTCACTTCGAACCTCCTTTATCCATAAACTTGCGAAGTTTCTTCATGTCTATAAGATCATAAACCCCTTCTGCTTTTTCTCGGCTACAAGAGTATGCTTCTTTAATCAATTCAATATCTTTGCTATCCTTGGGCTTCTTAGCCCATTTCGAGAATCTGCGTTTCCTTCTCACACCATGGTATAAGAAATCATATTGCATCTTCTTGGCAAGTTCGAATCGTTCATTCATTTCATTCGCCAACATTACTGTATCGATGAAGTATGAGAGACCACGATTTATCATGAAAGGTGGATACTTACGATCGACAGAATCTAAATTGGATGCTTCACCAGAGTTATCTGCCCGAACATCATCAAACAGATAAGCCTTCTTCTCATTAATTGAATTTAGAAAATCAAACGGTGTCATAATGCATCTCTTCAGTATATTTATCTATTCCCATTTGTCGAGCCTCAATTACAATGTTTTGTATATCAATTGAATTCAACTCGCTGATGAGAGATAATATATATGTTGTGGCACCATCAAGACCACCCGAAGCCTCCACCCAAGCATATTTGTATCCATGTGATACTGTCTCTTCTGTTTGTTTATGAATATCTTTTTCAAGTGTTTGAGCATCTTCGGTAGATTCAGTCAATAGATACCGAACATAAACTGTATTTCTATCTATATCATTCTGATCACAATAATGTCTTGCGCCGTGCTTGCCTTTTTTTGTTCTCATACCATAGGTACGACCTAGTATATTATCACTCCGACCATTATACCCTATCTTTTCATGTATGATAGCATCTCCAATTTCTTTAATATCTTTATCGACGGCAAATTGATATACGCCACACATTTCTCCACCAAGTTCATCATACTTTTTACTCTTACAAGTTGGAATTTCCATCACTGGCATCCAATCAATCACTTTCTTAATTTTGTCTTCCATAATATATTTTAATTTAACCAAAAAAGAATTCTGAGAAATAGAAGGCATGTTTACCTGAACTATTTTGCTCTTTATATTCTTTAATTTTATTCATCACATTTTCTACTGTATCTGTTGAGCCTAATCTATTTTGATTGAGCATTTCTGTGAAATAATTATGTTTATCCCATTCAACATAAAACCAATCTTCATGTTTACCCATTCGTAAGTAATATGAATCTGTTGTGATCTGAACAGGATATTCCTCTAAAGACTTTAATTCAGTATTCTCGCGGATGTCTTTTACTGTGGTATTATATGTAAATTTCATTATTTGAATTGCGCGGTTCCCATAATCTCTGTGAGACATGCAACCAAGTTTAGTTCACGGTCAGCAACAAATGCTGCTTTGTATTGATAATCAGCCAATATTAAGATCACTGGTGGAATCGATTGAGATTCTAGGATATCATAACTGGTATCATAGATTCTCCGAAAGACAACAGATGAATCAATGTCAGAATTAGCGGCAGCCCAAGACCTCATAGATCGAAAATCTTTTTCTTTCAGATGTTTTACCAACTCATTAATTTCTGATTCACCCGTAGTAACAATCTCTGGTGTAAGTGTACCAGACGTTGAATATCTCTGGCACTCATTGATAACACGTCGCCAGTCTGGTGCATGTTTCATAATCAGATTGGCAATTGCCTGCTTGCTGTATTCGATCTTCTGATTCTCAAGAATGAACTGGAGCCTCTTCATAAAGGTCGCAGACAATTTTGGATCGTTAATCTTCACTTCGTTGAAATCGATCACGGTGCATCTTGAATGAAGAGGTTCGATAATACGATTCTTGAAATTACAGGTCAGAACAAAGCGACAGTTGCCAGAGAATTCTTCAATGAAGCCACGAAGAGCCGGCTGTGTCGATTGAGCATTTAGATAGTCGGCTTCATCAAGGATCACCAGCTTGTATTTCTTTTCCATATCAAGGGACATGGAAGAAGCAAACTGTTTGATCTTGTTTCTAAGAGTATCAATTCCACTCTCTTCAGAGGCATTGATCAGAAGACAATCAAGACCGAGTTCATTAGCCAATGCTCGGGCAATAGTTGTCTTTCCTGTTCCAGCAGGGCCAGCCAAAATGATGTTTGGGACATCATTGTTTTTCACAAATTCCAAGAAAGTTGTTTTCAACTTAGATGGAAGGACACAATCTTCAATGGTTTGCGGTCGGTATTTTTCTACCCACAATAGATTTTCTTTCATAATGTAATAATATATTAATTCAAATGGATGTCAATAAAGAGGTGGTAAGATTTGCTCCTACCACCTCTATTTTAATCAGAAGACTCTTCAGACTCAGACTCTTCGGAGCCATCTTCTTCACTTTCGGCGGGCTTATTAGCTTCGATGAATGCATATAATTTATCTCTCAAGATACCAATATCTTTCAGTTCGGCACCCTTGAAGGCGCCGCGTTCTGAGCAGATATCAATTACCTGCAAGGATAAATTTAGATCATTTATCGTGATCGATGGTTCATTATTTTCTTCGTCCATATAATTAAGCAATGTTTGTGGATTTATCTAGAGCGATCCAATATTGGACATTCTTTGTTTTGTGTTTCCAATTGGAAATCAATTTGTTGGTAATGTTCACTTCGTAATCGCCACCAATAAGTTTAAGATTATCAATATTGAAACGATAATCAGAACCATTCTCTTCGCCACTATAATCTCCAACCTCTATAGAATAACTATTGGATGATGGGTTCTGTGAGCAAAGAACCTTTGCAACAACCTTTCCACCATCTACTGAAAGAGATAGTGAAGGAGAGTCGAGGCTCAGACTTGATGCTGCACGACGAATGGCTTGAATCGATTCATCGGTGAAATCAAATGTCATGTCAGACGGAGGCATGTTAATATCCTTTGTCTTCTTTGTCAGAATTTCTTTATCAGCAAAATGATATTTCACACTTGCTGTGCCGGATTTAAGAGTAACATGACTATCAAGAAATTCTAGCTCGGGGTCTTCAATGAGACTGTGAGCAGAAAGGAATTCATTCACGTCATAGATACCGAATTCAGAATCAAAGGACTGTTCAATCTGAGCTTCTGCTAAGATGTGTTTTGCCTCTGCCAGTGTTGAAATAGTCGAACCAGGGTTGACTACGATGTTAGGTTGAATGGCGCCAAAATTTCTTAGCACC